TACCGCTTGCAGGGTAAGCGGCTGTTGCAGATGCATGGTCAGCATTGCTAGATGTGAACACGGGGATACCATAAAGGTTACCGATTTCACCATTGCGGATCGCATTGCCATCACCCACAAAAGCCTGTTCAGTGTAACGGGCAAGACCCATCAACGTGTTACGGCTTGAAGGAGGAATGATGAAGAAACGACCATCCATAGGAGTATCGTTGTCATCCAAACGCTGAATAGTACGACGAATTGCCGCATCAGTCAGAGCAGAAGCGTTACCAGTGTTGGTGTTAGCAGAGTAGTCGAAGGCTGTTGTGCCATCACCACCGATAAAACCACCTGTGTAACGTGCGCTATCAGCAGTACCACCATTGGCAGAACGACCCAACTGAATCAAGTCTGTATCGACTTGTTTAGCCAAGGCATAACCTGCGTCAGAGGTGTAGAAGTTACGCATAGAGTTCAAGGCTTGCGCTTCAGCAATGTCCTCGATCAAGCGGCTATATTCATAGTGCTTGTCAATAGATACTGTAATTTCAGTTGCTGTGTCAACAACTAAAGTAACTGCATCGGTAGCGGTTTTGCGTGAAGCGTTGCCACGACCAGGGGCGGGAATGTGAACTGTGTCACCTTTCTTGCCCTTGAAGTTCATCTTCATAACCAAGTTCGCTAGAACAAGGTTTTTCTTGTAACTGGCAACAATTTCATCACTCCAAATTTCTGGAATGAAGTTAGCCGCTGTGGTTACTGTGGTTGCGTTATTGGGTGCAAAAGCTGTATTAGCCATAATTAAATCTCCAAAAGTTAAATCTTACCTGACACGACCTTCTTGGTATGCGGTCATAATTTCATCTGAAAGTGCCTCATACCGATTGGGGTCTTGCATTTTTAGCCGAATAAGGTCAGCCCTACGATAAACTCGTTTTGATGACTCTCCAGAACCGCCTACATCTACCCCCGCTGCCTTCAAATTCTGCTTCCGAGTGGCTTCTCCAGCATCACTCGATTGCTTCTGTTTGACAGAGCGAAGTTCCTTGTAAGTCGATAACAGTTCATTGGCTGAATCATAGTCAAATTCTGCATCAGCTTTCTTGAACAAATCAATCCGAACAGGGCTAGATTTAACCCAATTCGTAAAGTCCTCATTTTTAGCAATATCGCCAAAATCAGGATGTTCACTAGCTAACTTCTGCTGAATCTGCGCCCTTTTCATCTCTAAAGTGGCTTGTCTAGCCGCAATGATGTCAGGGTGACTGTCAACTGTCCTTTGAACTGCCTTCTGAGGATTCTCAAAGAAATCTACTTCAGGCTCTTCCTGTCTAGTCTGTTGTTGTCTAGAACCAAGGTTCTGCTTAATGAGTTCATCGGCTAACTTACGGACTTCGCCTACTTCTTGTGCTTGCTTACCAATGAGCTTCTCAGCCTCTTGGTGCATCTTCACAATGTCATCTAAACTTTTATCCCTGTATTTCTCAGGGAGTTCAGCCTTTTGCGAAATCTTCTGTTCTTCGATCTCTAACTCACCAAACTCTTCTTTTTCATTGTCAATCAACATACTTATTTCCTTTTCCTGCCGCAATGGGTTCTAGGAGATTCAACTCGGCATAATTGCTTATGAGTTGAGTTTCTGCTCAGATTTCAACTTGTCGGTATGACTCTTTCCAAATTTGGCATAAGCCGTTGGAAAAGAACCAGACCATCCTTCAAGTCTAAACGCTGGCGCAGAGAGTGAACGTGTAGCCAAAGCCCCACACTCACACTTCAAGTTCGTTGCCTCATAAACAACAAACTTTTCTGTTTTGTGTCCGTTTTCACAGACGTAATCATAAAATCTCTTCATATGCTCTTTCGCTGATCTCTTTAAGATTTACCAGCCAAGTAAGTATAGATAGCTCACCTTTTTTGAATTGTAGGTCTTTCTCGCTATCTATTGTGGATATATTATTCAAAGATACTATTATTTTGTCAACATCTTCCATCAAATCTTTCCATCCCTCTTTGGACATCATCTCAAATCGGGCTTCATAGTATTTCTGGAGTTCTTGATTCATAACTATAATTGAATATAAATTGATTAGAAAAAGACAAGAAAATTGCCACCATTATTGCTAAACTTCCAACCAGTGTTATTGCCCGCATCAACATTAAAATTTGATGTAAATGCTTGGAAAAGAGCACCGCCCGCAGCCGCACTGTCTTGGATAGTTAAATAGTTAACGCTGTTTGTACCACTAGCATCGGAAATTGTGGCTTGTGTGCCTGAAGTTGTTGCGTACAGATATTTTTGATTTGTACCTGATGTGGCAAATGCTCCGACAGTGCTTGTTGTACCTGACTTTAGTTTTAACGTGCCGTTGGTCATTGTCAGTGTGCGTGTAGAACCCATAGTCAGGGCATCTTGCATTTCCCATGTTCCACCAATGCCGTTAAACGTAACGGGAAAATCAAGAGTTTTTCCGTTGGTAGTAATGGTTTGAGAAGTAGTTGCGGCAAACGTCCAAACACCTGTTCCAGCCGTAACAGTCATTCCTGTAGACAAAACTAAATCCCCATAAATAACTGGTGTTGTATCAGCCAAAGTTGACCCAGAAAACCCAGTAAAGTCTACTGTGCCAACAGCCCTAGTAACAGTGCCAATGCTGATAGTATCTGCGCCTGCTTTAATGTAAAAATTAGCGGCATTTGCTGCGCTACCCCCCGCACTAGTAGAACCACCATTAAGACTACGTTGTTGCCCCACAGTACCTACCGCAGTAACCTCAACTGTTCTTGAGCCAGTCAAAGTAAGTCCTGTTGCTGTTGCTGTTGAATAAACACTAGCATTAGTTCCAGTTATAACCAGTTTGCCAGTGCCAAAAGCCAACACTCTAGTATTGCTGTTACTTGAACTAAACAAACCAGTTGTCAGCGTATAACTTGCCAAATCCAATGTGCCGTTGGTCAGTGTGCAACTGCGTGTAGCACCAGAAGTCAGTGCGGCTTGAAGTTGAAACGTGCCGCCTACACCGTTGAATGCAAAAGGTCGGTCAAAAGTAACGCCTGCGGTGTTGATTGTTTTTGTGCCTGATGTTGCGGCGAATGTTAAGCCTTGTGTGCCTGCTGTCTGCGTCATGTTAGTCGACGCCTTGAAATTGCCGTAAACGGTCACACTACTGCTTGACAATGCGCCGCCATATCCGGTTGGGTTTGCACCATCGGTAAAATCCAAATCACGAACAGAATTATTACCAAGAGCCACAGTCCCCGTACCAGCAGTCACTCTGAATGAAATACTGTTGGCCTCAGTAACTGCGCCGGATGAAATAGTTCGTGCTGTTGCACTTGAGTTGGTGCAGATAATCTGTGGCGTACCAGTAACCGCCATGGTCGTAGCACCAGTAAAGATTGTGCCCGTGCTGTTCAACGAGATCGTGTTTGTGCCAAAGGCAAGCGTACCCGTGAAACCCGTGCAAGTCAGGGTTTGGATGTCTGGGCTGATGTCAAGCGTGACTGTGCCTGAGCCAGAGTTGGCGTTTAGCGTTGCGGTGTCAGCAGTGCTAGGAACAGACGCACCAGAAGCCCCGCCAGAGGTTGCAGACCAGTTGGTTGTGCTGTTCCAGTCACCTGTGCCGCCTGTTACCCAAAATCGTGCAGCCATATTTATTCCTCAACAGGCTCATCAACCACGACAGGAGGGTTCTTGACAAAATCATCCCACTTGTCGTATCGAGCTTGCTTCATGGCCTCAATCTCAACATCAGACAAGCCGTGGTTATCAGCTAAATGCAAAGCGTCTGTAAACCCGTTAATGGTAAAGTCAATTTTTATCATGTTAGAACCCAAACACTTTAGCAATCATCTGCCACTTTGAAGAAGTGCTGTTGTAGATAAAACCAAGATAGTCTGTTAACCCGCCACCGCTTGAAACTGTGGGCAAAGTAAGATCGGTTGAGCCAGCAAAAACAGCATTGAAACTAAAGGTTTGCACGTTGGTGCTTGTCAATCTCAAGATAAACTTTTGACCATTTACTGCTGTGCCTGTTGGCGCATTGATAGTCAATGTACCTACTGCTTGAGTATTGGCTTGCGTTGCTATGTCGGTTATATCTGTATTTACAGTTATAGACGTTGCATTTGGAATAACAACATTTTGAATGGCAACACTGGCATTCGTAGACATTGTGCTAATAACTTTGATTTTTTCAGCAATGTCTTGAGAGACAACTTCACCAACATTCATCACCCTACCATCGGATAAAGTAATAATTAGTGAGCCATCAAAGTCAATATAAGCGTCTTGGACGCTGATGCCATCCATTCCGTCTTGACCATCTTTGCCATCAACGCCTGGGCGACCATCTAAGCCTCGCTCACCTGGCAAGCCCCTATCTCCTTGGTAACCTCTTGGGCCTTGCAAACCTTGTTTACCTTGCGCACCATCTTTAATGGTTAATACGTGTTTTTCAAGGGAAGCGGTTACTTTGTCAAACTTTTCACGAATATCGGAATCCATCTTTTTAAGTGACTGAATAACCAATTGAGCGTTTTCAGCCGCTTTACGCTGTTGCATTAGCTTGACTTCAGAAACAGAGTTGTTTACGGCACTAAAGATATTATCTGCAATGCCGTCAATATTATTATCATTGAAGATTTTATCGATTGCCATTTACTAACTCCTCATTTAAGTTTTGGAGAAACTGGCTCTCCATATCCGCTACGTTGCTCTTAGCATTGTTCATTTGAAGCTCAACAATCTTGGACTTGTTCTTAATATCTGCTTCTTTAAGCATCAACTCTGCAATCTTGACCCGTTTATCAAATTCCCTAGAATTGGCGGCATCTTCATTTGGGAGATTCTTAGTCAAACTAGCACTCATTTTAGCTTGCACTTCAGAAGGCATTAACTGTGTCTCAGTCATCAACTTCTGCGCTTCAGCACGATTCTGCTCTGCTTGGGTAGTCTGTACAGCAATCTGAGCCTGAGCCGCTTGCATAGCCAACTGTTGTTGTGCTTGTTGCATCTGTTGTGCTTGTGGATCAACTTTACTCATCTCATCCAACATCTGAATCAATTCATATCTGTTAGACAAAGATGAGTTAGCCATGATTCCTTTAAGGATTACAGGCAAAACAGGTGTATTTGGGCCAAGTGTCTGTAAAAGAGAGATGAACTGTTGTTGTTCATGTTCCCGAGCAATGATACCAAGAGCAGCCGTGGGGATAAACTTCATGTCAACAGTAGGATACCTCTCAGGGTCGAACTGCATATAGCGATATGCCGCCTTCATAATGAAGGGAATCATAAAGTCTTCTTGGAAGTTCACCAAGGTACGCTTGTACTTCTTGATAATCGAGGCTACAGCCATCGAAATGCCACCTTGACCTGCATCACGAGAAACAGCAGACACCATTCCCTGAGAATCCAGAGTACCCGTAGCTTGAAGAAGCATACGCTCAAACTCTTTGGCAGTCGTCAG